TCATTTCCTGTTAAGTACCCAGCGTCAGTATGACTATTTACACTTGCTGAAACACAAACGGCTGCTACACTTCCTGTTATTTGCGCCCTTCGTTGATAATCTTTGTCCATTTTTTATTCTTTTTTATTTTAATCTGTTGTTACTGTCCAATATGTTTTTAATTCCGTTGTTATTACTGCCATACTTCCCGAAGTAGGCGGTGCGCTAGGATTTTGGCTGTCTATGACAACTCCACCACTACTTGCTACCTTACCATTCTTTACTGCGTCTAAAAGCATAACTATAACTTTATCTACTTCTACTGTCGGTAGTTTATTCCCGTCTAAACCTAGATTATTTAAACTACCGTCACCTTGTAAAAATAATCTATTATTAATAAACTTCAATGCGTCATTATCCAATGTCAAGTCTGTTAGCGTTGTAATAACTTGACCGTCCAAAGTAATTATACCGTCTCCTGTATCTGTGCTTATCTGTAAATCTAATTGGTCTTTGAAGTAATAGTAGCACGTTTTAATTCCGTCTGCGCTGTATAAATTAAAAGTAGTTGTAGTGGAAGCCATATTATCCTGTGTACCGTCACCCCAAATAACAGCATTATTTTCTGCAATACCTGTCTGAAAGTCTAGCGTAGGCGCACTAGCAGTATCTATATCTAAACCAATCCAATTAGTAAGTAAGCCTGTTAAACTTGGTGAGTTAGTCGAAAACCAAGTATCAGTTGTAGCGTCATTAGGCAGTGCTAGTATTTCATTATCACTTGTCAAAATAATTGAAAGGTCTAAACTGTAAGTAGTAATAAGCCAATCCTGTAAGAATGATAAAAAACTATTTTGACTTGTAAACTGCTGTTCTAAGGAAACAGGAGAAGCAGCTACGGTTATACTCTGTAAATAGAATCTATCACTAGCTGGCATTTCACCAAAGGAATAGTCATTACCTTGATCGTCACTTAATTCTACACTATCGGGATTATTCTTTTCACGCAAAACAATACTCCATTCCGTTAAAGGGTAATTCTTACTTCTACTAGCTTCTAATCCACCGTCTTCGGAAATAGTGTATAAGGTATCGTCAATCTTTAAAGTATCACAACATAAAGCCCTTGTTACTTTATCTGCCATATAATCGGGAATAGGTTTTCCATTGCCACCTAGAATAAACTGCCATTCTCTATAAGGTCTGCCACTTAATAATGTTTGATTTAACGGCTGGTCTTCGTAAGTTTCTACCTTTGCTTTCGGGGTCATTTCAATCATTGAACCGTGAACTCGCATTTGAAAAGTTACACTAGCATAATCGAATAAAACGTTTAAAGCATTATAACTATTTGTGTAGGTAAGCAATACGGTATCTTCGTGAGTATCTTTTACTTCAAAAGGTTCACTAATCATATACTCTTTTAAAGTACCGTTAGCATATTTTATTTGTGCGTAATAAATACCTTCCTCTAAATCCCACATTTTAAGGTCGTACTTAAAGCAAGTAACACTACCTAGAGTATAATTACTAACGCCTGTATCATTGTAAGGAATAGTCTTAACAATATCTCCTTTACAATCTAAAATGTATAGCTCATATCCTGTTAGTGAAAAAGAACTATCGTGTCTGTTATATATCGCGACCTTATCTCCTTTCTGAAATGGTTGTACATAAATTACATTGTCTTGCCAATCCTTTAAGTTTCTTAGGAAGAAATCTGCGTCAAATGGTCTGCTGTTATAATTAGAATTAAAACCGCCCAAGTTTATATCAGTTGTTGTCAATGCGCCTGTTAAATCCGTTTGTCGGAAGAATCGTAAAGGTTGTGCTAAAGGAAGCTCAAAAGTGTTTGCCATTATCTAATTAGTTTTGTTATGTCGTTACTGCTTGTCAAAAGTAAAGTTATTTCTTGACTAGCTTTTGTTTCGGGGTTTTCCATAGCGGACAATAAAAATGCTGTGTAGCTATTATCTAGCCACTCGCAATCAATATATCCATAAGGGTTAGTATCTAGTAGTGATTGTATCTGCTGGTATATAGCCGTCTTACCTTTTAATATAAAATTATAAAACATAGCAGAATCCAATGTGCTAATTAAAACGTCTGCATTTTCCGTTACATTCCCCGAACCAATATCTGTTATTAAATCCTGGTTTCGGTCTGCTGTATTAAATACTAAAGATTCTGAATCCATTAAAGTAAGTATGCCACGCAAATAACTACCGTTGCGCTCTAAATTTCTCTTTGGCGTTATATCTAAATTGTAAACGTCATTAGGGAATGTTAAACCACTTGAACCTACCAATGTATAACGCTTTAAATCGTAATAATCACGACCATTATAAGTACCAGCAATGGAACTTTCAATACGCATTATATAAACATTGTTATCCTCTTTCGCAATAGTCGTATCTTGTCCGTCTAAGTTTGCCCTATATATTTCTATTTCGTATGGATCGGCAATATAAGCAGAAGTCATATCCAATGTTCTATCAGCACCTTCTAAGGGTGAACTAAATTCAAACTTACAATTAAACGCTTCTTTACCATTCAATCCTTCAACCTTGATTTCGGGATAGCCTATCAATAATTTATTAAATAATATCTCTTGGTTCTGATATATTTCAACGTCTGTTAAATCCCCTATATCCAATATTTGAGTAGCACCGTCAAAAAGGTCTTCACGTTCTACGATAATATGTTCTTCATTTATTTTATCGTAGTATTGACCAAGACAAAAAATATTAGAAAACGACTGCCAAAAGTCATTGAAATTAGTCTTTAACTTAGCGTCAGCTAAAGCCCTTAACGCATTACCCGAAGTGAGAACATAATCGTCATTATTATCTAAAAATGTAGAATCTGCAACAACCGCAGAATCGCTTATTTCGTCAACCAAGTCTGTAAATAAATCATTACACCTCTTTACTTCTATATAGCTGTCTTCTAATTGATAGTCAAAATTCATTGTAATAGTACCTTCCTCAATCGCTATATCGTATTCCCAATTAGAAACAGAAGGAAACGTCTGCCACGTTACACCGTGAGAGATAAATATTTTTTGACCTTTTAGGATTGGGTTTGTAGGCGCTACTGTGAATTGGAAATTATATATTGTAGTCGCACCCGAAGGCACTTGCCAACTTGGTGTAGTATAAAGTACTTCCGTTGTATAACTACCGTCTGTATCTTGTATTGTTATGTATAAACGCAACTTAATATCGTCTTGGGTACCACCGCCCCCTATACCTTGATTTCGCAGTGCTACCTTGTAATCTAAATCCATTGAAAGTTCCGAATCTCGATTAGCAGCCATAAGAAAGTTAGTAGCTAATGGATTAAGATTAGCACCTAAATAATTATTAACCAAGCTGTATTGCCCTTGAAAATATCCTACCAATTCCGAACCGTCGTCATCAATAACAGCAAGTCCAATCTGCAAAGATTGAGTAAACCTAATATTATCATACATAGTAGGGAATGGAGAACCTTTTTCGTCAATCGTAGTTAAAGTAACTTTTGAGCGTAGGCTCATTCCGTCCATTCTTACATAAAAAGAATTATCTAAGTCTAACTCGTAATCGGTACTCTTTAAGTTCTTTAGGTTTTCAGAGTAACTACCGTCTGAAACAGGCGCACCAATATTTGTATATCTATCGCTAACCTCATTAAAATCAATCTCGCCGCTAAAATATTTACTGTAAGTCTGTGCGCTATCGTCTAAAACCTCAATATAAAGTAAGCAGTAAGCATTAGCACCATAAGTATAAAATAGGTGTCGTAATATCTTAGCTGCGTCTAATACATAATCAAGACTATCAGTTACATTAGTTACAATACCGTAAGATTCAAAACCACGTACCCACTCTAAAACCTTATCGTCCCACGCTTTAGGTGCAAAAGGTATCTCTATTGCACTTGCTTGTGTTAGTACTGCACCTGTACTATCAACGTAGTAATAATCACCCGAATCGTCTTTAAAGTAGTATTTATATCTGTTGTTTTGTGCCATTACTTATTAATATATTTTTGAGTTTCGGTAGCTTCTATCTCTGTTATTATAAGTAACACTTAAATTCTTCTTTTTCAAGGTATCGTTTAGAATATCTAACTTGTGATTTGTTTCGTTAAAATCTACTATTGTTGCACCTGTTGAAGTAGAACTAAATCTATTTATTCTTGGGTTAGCATAAAGGTAAGAATCTAAATTATGATTAGGAATTACTTTTGATCCTTTCGGTAATTCAACTAAAGTATCTGTACTAGGAGTAATATATTTCTTACCACTCGGCTCAATTACTAACTCTTTCCCTCTCTCACCTACGATTGCATAACCACCAGGTGCGCTTGACGTACCTTCTGCGAATTGTGGTATCGGTGCTGCGATTGCTTTTGCTAATGCAGCAGCACCAGTAAGACCAGCAGCAATAGAGCGTGGTAGTCTTGTAGCAGCTAGTCCGTCTTTCCACTGTGTTATGATTGCTAAAGCCGTTGTAGATATTATCGCTGCTATATTCACCGCCTTATCAAACTTCGCTTGCCGTTGTCTAATTCTTAAACTTTCTTCCGCTAGTACTCTTTCTTGTGTAGCCCTTTGTAGTGTTAATCGTGTTATTTTCCTGTCTTTCTCCTCTTGTGTATCGGCACTATGGGTAATTAGTTTTTCTTCTAAATCATATCTTATTTTTAATGCGTTCATTTCAGCACCAATAGCTTCTAACCTTGCTTCGGTAGCAAGTGCGCTAAAGTCTTTAAGAGAACCAGCAAGTTCTTCTATAATTTTCTGCAAGGTTGCGTAATGCTTACGCATTTTCTCTAATTCCTTTTCGTCTTGGAGTTCTTGTTTTTCTTCGTTCTCTTCTCTTAACTCTTGCGTTATTTTGTTTATATGCCTTTGAAGTTTAATTTTTTCGTCACCTAGAAGTTCTTGATTCTCTAATATTGTTTCAGCTATTTCTAGTTGCTCTATTAAACTTACTATTCCGCTTTGTTTTGATATTTCAAATTCTTTATATAGTGATTTTGAATGTTCTTCTGCCCTCTTTAATTCTTTTTCGTCTGCTTTAACTATTATATCATAGGATTTTTTCCTGTGTTCGGCTAAGACTTTTTCTCTTTCCCTTGTAGCTTTAACGTGAATTAATTTTATTTGACTTGTCGTTAGCTTCGATTGCCCTAACTCTTTCTTTTCTTGTGCGTCAACAATCGCTAACTTATTTTCTGCATATTGATAGGCTGCTTCTAATCTTTGGTCTAAACTGTTGTTTTCATTATCACGCAAATTCTTATTACCGTCAGATTGTATTTGCAGAAGTTCTACCATTAAATCCCACTTAGCTTTCCTTTCCAATTCTGCTAATCTTGCTTTCTCTTTAGCAATTCTTTTTGCTTCTGCTGCTGCTGCTTTAGCACGTCTTTTTGCTGCTGCAATTTCTTCTTTAGTTAGTTCTGCCCCAGCCTGTTTTCCTGGTGTAGTCGGTTGTCTTACTAACTTTTTTTTATCCCCTACAAAATAGTCAACCGTTATAGGCTCACCGCTAGGACTTGCACCAGCTTTCCAACCTCTTAAAGCAGCATTACCAAGCGATTTAAAGTAATTATAATATCCTGTAAGTTTTGTACTTAAATCTGCTTTTAACGAAGCTAAATCACCACTAAAAATATCTTTTAATACCTTAGATAGTTTTACTGATTCTTTTTCCATTGCCTTAACGTGCGTCTTAAACATTTCCCCGAAAGCGTTTGTGGCAGACGATAAAAACTTTAAACGCTCTGCCCAAACGTCTAGTACTTTAGTTACAAAAGGAATCCATATTTTAGAATAAAACCAGCCTACTACACTTGCAAGTCTCTTGAAAATAGCACCTACCGTTTCAACTAAAGGCTTAAAAGAATTTACTAAGCTACTTGTTGACTTGCTTAATTTTTTAACCGTTTCATTACTTTCTTCTAATTTCTTAAAATTGCGGGGGATTTTTAAAATTTCTATTCCTAATTCCACAACAGCAGAAGTCAAACTAGCAATAACAGGTAAAAGCGATACGCCTAATTCGGTTCTCATATTTTCCCACGCTGATTGCGCTCTTAATAGTGAGCTTTGCGTTAAGTCTATCGCCTTCCCGCTATTCTGTTGTTCTTCTTCAATTATCTTACCAACGGCTTCGGCTACTTGACCAACAGACGCAGAAGCTGCTGCAACACCACCCAACTTATCTTTTAGGGCGATTGCGCTAATACCTAGATTGTCAAGTATTAATGGTGATTTTCTACCGATACCTTTTACAATACTATCAACCAAATAATCTACGCTTTCTCCTGTTTCTAAGGCTCTTTGTTGTGCGAATCCAAATAACGTACCTAGCTGCTTAATCGGTACACCCAAGTTCTTAGCTTGTACACCCGCTTTCATTAGGTCTAAATTATTAACCGTATTTTTTGTAGCCTTTTGTAGGTTAGATAATAGCTGTGGATCGTTTAGTTTGTCAAAGGCTATCTTAACACCTTCTAAAGTCCTAGCGTCACCCATTCCCTTTTTTATCTGTGAGAATACAGCAGCCATACCAGCACCTACGGAAAGAAAGCCTAACATAGTATATCTTAAACCGCCTAAAGCCTTGTTATAATTACCAATATTCAATCGTTGCTTTTCTACCGAATTAATATTTGCTTTTCTAAATTTATCCGCTTTAGCGATTGCCTTATTGTACGCTTTATTTAATCTAACTCCTTCCTCTGTTGCCGTATTTAATTTTGCTTGTTCTCTCGTCCATTTGGCAATTAATAAATTAGCTCTGCCTATTGAATTTCTTGCAGCGTCTTTTAACTTCTTTTCTTCTCTTATTAGTCTATTTGTTTCTGCTAAATCTACTTTTCGCTGTATCGCTAATTTATGCGCCTTAGTTTCAGAAACTATTATCTTATGATTAGTTACAACAGCAGCCTTAACCGCCTTTTCTTGCTCTGTGAGTGCTTTAGTTACTTTTTTAATAGGTTCTGACGGATCACCCTTTTTACCTTCTAATTCTTTTGTAAATTTTGTTGCTACTTCTGTTGCTTTACTAAAATCGCTTAATAAACTATTGAGTAATTTTTTTAACTCTTTGACCTGTTCTAATGCGTCTTTTGATACTATACTATCTATTATATCTGCCATATTTCAAATTTTTTATTTTTATTACTTTTCTTAATAACGCTAACAATAGAGAAAATGCAGCATATATAGCCAAACCCTTCCAGCTAAATAGTATAAATACAATTACAGGAATAGCAAAAGGAATTATAAATATTATGTACATTAATGTTATTCTAATTATTCTCATTTTGTTTTATTCTGCTGTTTAATTAAATTTTCAATATGCCTGTTCAACTGATTTACATAGCTACAATACAAAGCTACCGAAATTTCATTTGGTATTAAAACCACTTTTAAATGCTCACCAATTCCTACTAAGGTATCGTAGTAAGATTCAGCCGTTGGTTTAACGTCCTTTTCAGCCTTAGTTTCCAGCTTCTTTGCCATACCATTAAGCTTGACAATATCTGCCTTTAAATAGGCTCTAAATCGTTTTAAAGAGGCGTGTAGATTATCTACGGTAACTGTACCTATTGGGTACTTAAATGATTCAAGCATTTCTGCTATCATTTTATGTGCTTCTTCAACTTGGTATAGTTCAAGTAGCATACTAGCACGTCTTATTTTAGATTCTAATAAGGTGTAGTCTTTTACGTCTTGTAGTTTGCTTTGGAATTGTGATCCGCTTACAGCTTTTACATACTGCTGGAATAATTTATCCCAAACTACTTTTAATTCTTCTTCTGTTGGATTGCCTTGTAGTACAAGTACGGATAAGTCGTTATCACAATGCGCTGTTATAAAATCGGATAGTTTTATATCCTTAATATGGAGATAGCACTTGTAAGATTTCTTCACCTTGCCTTTTAGCCAAAGTTTCAGTTGTAATACGATATTTCTTATCTTCTTTATCAAAATATACTGCTAAGTATGTTTTATTTTCTATTGCCCTTTGTTTTGCTTTATCTAAGAGAAACGGCAATTTCTTTTTCTCCCTTTCACAAGGTATGCACCTCACAGTTGTAGTATATCTTTTACTTTATTTGCTAGTGCATTTCTATATGTTTCTTCTATAAATTCCGACCTACTCTTTCCTGTCATTCCGTAAATTTCACCATACTTCGCTTGTAAGTCACTTGCTTTGCCGTCAGTACTCTTAATCTCATACTCTGTGCCTTGTGTAGCTTCAAGTACAAAACCTTGCCAAAATGCACCTGTGTACTTTAAATCGGGATTACCCATTCCAGGCTTAGGATTCATTTGGTTCTTCTCTACTGCGTAATCTTGCCAAGCGTACTGCTTCATATTATTTCCGTTAGCGTCAAAACCCTCGTCAAGTTGGTCTAAGTTCTTTTCTATAACTAAGGCTTTCTTATCTAACAATACCTCTACCAAAACCTTTTCAATGTCAAAGGCTTGAAATCTCTCGTTAAATGCTTTTATCGTAGCCATAGCTTTACTATTTTCACTATCCTTTGAATCCAAGTATCTTCATATCTAGGCTTATACCTACCACTTCGACAATCAACTTTTGGTTTTATTATTTTATCACTTATCGGATATGGTGGGAGTATTCTAGGCATAATTAATTTATTTAAAAAAAAGGGTGGGTGCAACTTACCCACCCTCACTAATATTTATTTCTTAGTCGATTTTTTCTTTTTTGTTGCCGACTTCTTTTTAGTTGCCACTTTAGCTTCCTTTTTAGGGTGCGCTTGGGAATAGACTTTAGCTAATAGTTCCTTGCGTTTGTCTTCGTCTAAATTCTTGTAATTACTATCCAAGAAGGTATTAATAAACGATTCTTCGCTTTTGTACTTTTTAACTGCGTCTAAATTCCAACCAACACCGTCTAATACGAAGCCCATATTACACTACTGTTACGCTTGGTGAAGTTGCACTTTCATAACCAGGTACACTTGCTGCCTCTAAAACACTAGGCGCAGCCAAAGTAACCGTAATAACCTCTGCTGCACTTAAAGCAGCTACGGTTATATCGAAAGTGTCAGCACCACCACCTGTTGCTGCACAACCTGTTGCAGCAACACCAGCAGCACCGTCAACCGATACTAAAAATTCAGTACCACCACCAGCTACAAATTCACTCTCATAAAGAGTAAACATATTTGTTCCAGCAGCCAATAGTCTAACTTGCAAAGTAGTTGAAGTATCAGTAGCACCCGAAACGATTGTTGGTTGTACCGTAACCAAACCGTCAACCATATCCATTACCGCAATCGAATCGTCAAACTGTACAAGACTAAAGTTCTGCAAGTCTTGAACCGATTTAAGACCGAATGTAATCATATAGTTGAATGGATTTGATCCGTCATTCATTTTAGGCGTAGAAACTGAAAGTTGATTTAAAGGAAATCCAGCGAATCCACCGCTAGAAGTCCCCTTACCCCAAACTACATTGTTTTCTTCGTCCATAAACAATGCACTCCATTGGGTTTCTTGATTGTCAAACGCTTTTAACTGCGACCAACTATACAAACCGTCTTGAAGTTCAAATTGCCATACAGGCTTTCCGCTTCTCATTTTAGTTATATCACCATAACCGCTTTCATTAGTCGTATCGTCAGTTGAATTGTCCGACATACTACGAAATCGCTTGATAGGATAAACTCTTGAAGCTGCGTTATCCACTTTTGCAGCCGCCACTAACACAGTATCTAGCGTTGCCGCTTGTGTAGCTGTGTACTCTACACTTGAAGGTACTAATATAGCACCCGTTATGTTTGCTGGTACGAATTGACAATCGGGATTACCCGTGTTTCCAACTCCTTGACCAATACATAAAAATCTATTAAGTATATTACTCATTTTTTATTTTATTTATTTGTTTTAATTTATTATTCTGTTTTCTTTTGTTGCCTTTAAGCAGTTAGAATAGTTAAGTTTTAATCTTAGCTTCAATTCTATACCGTCAATACGTTCACCAAACTTAGCTTCTGTATTTCCCAAACCAGCGACATACCTACCCCAATCGGGACGGTCTGTTTTATCGTGTTCAACACCTTTAGCCATATCAATAAAGAAGTACCCACTTCTGCGTACCCAACTAATTAATGATTGCCATATAGGATATAAAAACGGTTCAAAGGTATCTGTATAACGAACTTCATAATCTGTATTCTTTACACTTGGGTACATTATCCAAATAGTAAGTTCCGTTTCATTGTAATACTTTGTTTCGCCAAACTTCTCTGTGAAGTTGTGAACCAAAGCGATTAATGGAAAACGAGTTGTCTTACTTGTTGGTGCTTTACTCATACGAGCCAAACGATTGTTTAATTCATTTGGTGTGCCGTGTAAGTAAGTGTAACCTGTGATATTAGAATCGGCTGCACTAAGCGTTGTAGATAGTCCATTATCCCAAGCCTTAGATACCATTGTACCTATTACTTGTGGAATTACTATGACTTCTGTTGCACTCATTTACAAACCTAGATAATTTTGTTTTACAAATAGCTTCTGATTCGGTTCTAACTTAGAACTGTTTAGTGGATTCAATACAGGTGAATAAGTATGACCAATGTAATCGGGATAATCGCTTTCGTTTTCAACTAAGAAATCGTGCATTACCCAATTCATATCAACCATTTCATTCCAAGCGAAAGCCATTCTGCTGTTCGAGTTAACTCTAATAGAGTTTTCGGGTTTCACAATAGCTTCTCCTGTTCCTGTCGTTTGAGTTTCCATTTGACGCATATATTGGTAGTAACAATAATTCGCTATTGGCGAAGTAAGGTAACCACCACCAGCTACATTTATTATCTCACCTGTAAGTCCAAGCGTCTTGTTTTTAACTCCGTCAGACATTGTATATTCTGAACCTTGAATAAGACTTGTGTAGATTGCGCTAACACCGTCAATCGGATCATTACCGAAATTAGTTTGCCCAAGTACCGTGTCAAAGAATTCATAACCTAGTAAGTCTGTCAAAAAGATAGACTGCTGTTTAGTTATCAATACCTCAAGTTGTTCTATTACGTCTGCGGAAGTAACATTAGGTATGCTTATATCACCTATGAAATAATCTGTTGTTATGTAGCTATTTATTAATGCCATTACTATTTAACTTTTGCCCACCCTAAAGCAATCATTTTCTTAGCTGTATTTTCTGCTACGTTGATTTCTGCACCGCTTTTATGTGCTGGTGCTTTACTCGTAGCAATTAATTCAACTCGTCCATTGACCACCTTTAGGGCAGCAGACTTTTTAGGTGCTGCTGCCTTTTTGGTTGGAGTTTTAGCAACCTTTTCAACCGTCTTTACAACGGCTTTCTTGGCTACCTTTTTCTTAACTGCTTTCTTTTTTGCTTTCTTTGCCATTATTAAGGAGTTGTGATAGCTGTTACAATGTCAGAAATAGCGTCATACACGAAACAAGAAACGTGATTATCAGCAATATAGTGGTGCAATCTGCGCTCACCTCTTACCGTAACCATATTTTTCGTGAAATCGTCAGCATCATAACCATACTCAACAGTAAATGGTTTGTAGTTACGAACAATAGATTTAGACATATCTCCTACTAGGATTTGACCTACTGTAATCTCATTGCTTTCAACGATATTATAAGGTAACATACGCATCATACCGTCTATAATTACATAGTAGCCTGTGCTTCCTGTTGTGATTCCCAAGTTAGTATAATCAACAGGGTTTAAGAAAACGTGAGTTGCACGACCATTATTTACTTTAACTTGCGTTGCGGCAGCACGAATTACGTCATATAAATTTGGCGTAGCACCCGAAGTTGCAGCAACAGTTGTCAAAGTGTAACCAGCAGTTGCGTAAGTAGTGATTCCTTTTAAGTTATCACCTGTACCGTCACCACTTAAAATACCACCACTAGCAGCATAGTTAATTTGATAACGTAGTTCACCTTCAATCGCAGCAGCCATAAACTGAATGTCCTCTAACATTTCGTCAGAAACTTTGATATAATCAGCAACTTTCTTAGCTGTACTTGTGTTCTTAACTAAGTCAAAGTCAATCAAGTTTTTAGCGTCACCCTCAGCAATGAAGATTGTAGAACCGTCACGATTCTTCTTTTCTACATAAATGATATTCGCTGAACTTGTATTAGCTGTATTACAATAGCTTTCCATTAATGGTTCAACAGGTAAAATATCAATTAAACCAGGTACTACACTTGTACTAGCTACGTTTATTGCGTCTGCACTAACGTTACCAGCAACAGTCATTGTAGCACTCGCTTTATCTACTAAAGTAAACTGGAATGAGTTAGATTTCTTGCTTTTAAATGCCTCAAAACCTTCTTTATTAGCTTCGATTTGCTCACGGATTTGGTCTGCATAACTGCCTACTCGTACTGCACTTGCTTTAGTTTCAATTAATTCATTGATTTTCTCGCCTTGTGCTTTACTAGCTGTTACAGTTGCTTCCAATTCAGCTTTTGTAGCTGCTAATTGCTCTTTTACTATTTCAACTTCTGCTTTATTAGTTGCAGTAGCTTCTTTTGTTACCTCTAATGAAGTAATCTTTTCGGTTAAGTCGGTAATACTCTTATTCAAACCGTCAACCACTTCTTTTTGTTGTGGAGTTAATTCTTCCATACTAAAAATTTATTTGTTTTAAAATGTTTGTGAATGTGTCTTGTTGAGTGTCATTTGACGGCTCGGTTTTTAAAGTGTTATTACTAACGGCTTCAATATTTTTATTATTATTTAATGTCGGTGTTATATGATTGCTACCTATCGGAACTGCACTACCTTCAACTACTTTTGCTTCGGTAATTGCCCAAAACATACCTTCCACTTCTGCACGATCCTTATTAGCAACCTTATCAATGTACTTATCCCAAACAGCTTTCTCGTCTTCTGCGTAATCTTCCGTACTATTTACAGCTAATTCCATTTTCACATAGTACATACCTACGCTGTGGTTATTCACTCTAGCTTCTTTATACTGCTGAAACATATAAGAATTACGCCCAGCTTTAACCGTACTGTCGAAAACAAGTGCTTGTGTATCTCCTTCGTACTCATAACCAAGCTCTTTCCAAGAAAAAGTCTGTGCATAAGCGTTAAGATCAACACCGTCTGCAATTATCTTATCAAATTGCATTTGGTGTTCTTGCAAGTGCATAATTGTTTTGTTTTCTTGTAGGCTCTTTTTCCATATACCAGGAAAGTGTACGTCACCGTGAGAATCCATAACATTCGTAGTATTTATTACTGCTTGTACCTTTAATACGCTTATATCGCCAATAACAGGCTCATTTGCCTTTGTTAGCATAGGAATACCATTCGATAAGCTGTTAGCTACACTTACACCGTCTGCTTTCTTTAAGATAGCTTTCTTCTGTGCTATAATAGCTTTCTTATTCTTGATAACTGCTTTAAACTTAGCTTCCTTAGTATCAAATTCCCTATTTAGTTCCTTGCATAAATACATAGCTTACGATTTTATCATTAATTTTCTCATTGCCTTTTTCTTCTTAGCAACCATTTCTTTAATCTCTTTCTTGGTTAATTTCTTATCCTTCTTCTCCTTCTCTACTTTCATTTTCAATAGTTTTTAGCCATTCTGAATAATATAATTCCCCACTAGCAACAGGTGGTTTCTCCTGTAACTCTAAAATTTCGTTTCTAGTCATTAAATCACTTTTCCAATACCTTTCGTAAGTATTAGCCCAATCCCTTGCACTTCTAGCTTTATTTAATTCGTCTTCTTGCATAGCTGGTACGTGAGAAAAGTCAACAACTATCTCATAAGGTGCTTCTTTACCAAATAAACATTCGGTTTGCTGTTGGTATAAATGCGTTGCTTCGGGAATAATAGTCATATCGTACAAGTCTTTACTCGCTTGATTCGCATTTTCATACGTTCTATTACCACCTATTCCTAATAAATCGGCTGGGTAACCTAATTTATCTGCAATAGCCTTAGTATAATCCTGTATTTGCTCACTTAAAGCTAAATCCTTAATAGGCATACTCATTTGTTGATAATCAAGGTTTAAGCTAGTGATAATTACCTTAAATTGATCTTTACCTAATCCATACTTTAATCTGTAATCGCTCTGCAACTCATTAATGCTATCTCGGTCTATCTTACTCGTACCTACGCCTTGTATCTCGCCTTTATTAGACAGAATACCCATAGCACCATTGTTTTTAATCAATGATCCACTCGCTTCGTAAGCTAAGACGGTGTTTTTAATAGGATATTCCAATCCGCACAACGGACTATCGGGAAGATTTACGTTTCCTGTCGGACAGGCGTTTAAATGTGTGTAAATATATACGTCTTCCTTACGGATAGGATATTTTCTACCGTTAATATCAAAGGAAATTGATAGGATTCTATTGCCTTTTGTAGTGTGGAAATAAGGACTTTCCGACCATTTTATATCTAAATGCTGGTTCGGAAGCACCCACATAGCACTTAAACTTGTCGGATCATTCTCATATCCGAAAGGGTGCGACTTTAAAACTACGGCATAACCGTAAATATGTAGGTATGTGTATAGCTGTGATTCAAATTGCGTCTGCGTTTGCAGTGGATTGGGATTGTCAAGCAGCTTATACCAATTATCTACTCCTTTTGCTTCCTCACCACTCTTTTTATCAACAATGGTAGTTACTCCATTGGTAAAGGCATTTGATTTTCTACCTATAATCGTTGATAATGGTGGGCATTTGCAGTAATCACTTAAAAAGTTATTGTTTTCCCCAAAAACGTATGAATTACCACCACCGATAAGTTGAAAATAGTCTCTAGCACCGCCATTGACTAAAGGGTAAAAGGTTGGTGCGCCTTTGGCTATTATACCCATTTTTTGTAGCCGTTTCGTAATAAAATTTGCCAATGTTTTTACTATTTATTCCAACCAAAGATAGTAATAAAAAGTTATAGTTATACTTGCCCTTTAAGTAGAAGGCGTAACTGCTTATATATTAAGGGTTTATGTCTGTTCCCGCTAGTTCTGCCGTAGCGATTGCACTTACTTCGTCTGCGCTTAATTCCTTATCCCAAAAGCGTACAACGTCTAAATCACCGTCAAGATAATAATACGCACCCCAGCCACCACGACCTTGAACTACCCAAGCGGTTGTATCACTCATTCCTGTATAAGTACCTTGTAGGTATTGCGTAGTACTTTGTAGAACACCGTCTAAGTAAATTTCTTGTCTTCCACTACCAGCATAAGTCATTACAACGTGATACCATTGCCCAAGCGTAGGAGAAAAGGAAGGGTAATATTCCCTCTTATAATTTGCTGTACCGCCACCACTCATTATATCAAATACCAAGCGACCACCACTTGCTGTTTCCCAAGCACATTGATACTCTGTATAAGAACTATTCCTTTTGGTAACGAACATACAGCTACTAGCCGTATTGAAGTTAAACATAAAGGAAATAGAAAAGGGTAAATCCGATCCGTCAGTAAAAGACAGTGTACTAGAATCAGCAACACTAACATAAGAACTTGTACCGTTAAAAATACCGTGCTTACCTACTCCACCTGTACCATACGTTATACTCGTAGCCGTTCCGTTATTACTACCGACCGTATCTGTTACGTCGTCCTCATACTTATATTCTGAAATGATATTTTCAACAGGGAAAGTTTCACCGAATCTATGTGGATTTATTATGTGCATAAAATCTAATAATTATCTGTTATGTACTTAGCGACTTTCGCTTTAAATAGGTCAAATAAGGCTAATAATTTTGCATTTGTAGGTGGAGTAGCTGCATTTAAATTGGATTTAACCAACTTCCATAAACCTACATTCAGAGGGTTTAATATTGGGTACATATCGTGCTTGAATTTCTTAGCCTGTACCGTAGTTAAATTCCCTTTTAATTTCTGCCTAATTACTTTAGCATAGAACTTATCAAACATAGTAGAACCGTCTTGTTTGCGCTCACTATGAATCATAGCAGCATTATCCATACTTTCTGCTTGTTCCTTATAATCGTCTTGCTCTTTCTGCGTCATAGCAACCACATTAAAGCTAACTTCATACGTCTTCAAGAAAGAGTGTGTAGGGTGCGTATTCGTAGTTGCACTTTCTACCTTTTCTAATCGCTCTGTTTCGGGATTATAAGTAGGCTTTTCCAGCTTAACCCAAGCATACCATTCTAGGTTTGCGTCAAGACCTACGATTTCTTCAATCTTTGCACTAGGATATTTACCTATCTTAATTACTTCTCCTGTGGATTTCTTTATTAATACTGCTTTCATTATCGTTATGCTATCGTTCCTATTAAATATACTTTTAATCCAGCACCAGCTACCGTACTGCCTATGGTATCAATGTCAATCGTAATTTCCGCATCATTGGCGAGTGCTGTATCACTTATAACAGGCGGTGTAGCTGCCGTTTCACTCGTTTTCTCTGTTGCGTCTATCGTAATCTTTGTACTCAATATCGTAGTACCGCTTTCGTTTATATCTACCGTTAATACGCTTCCTGTGGGTGCTGTCGTTACACTTGCTCGTACCTCTGTTAAAGTCATTGCATAAGGCATACGGAAAGTAGTTACGGCTGTACCTGTTTCTAAGTCGGTTTCTTCGTCACTACAAGCCATAGATATTACCGCTAAACCTAAATCAACGTCTGCGTCGGGCATTGTAATTGTCCTAGTAGTAGCAGTAGTTATACCACTAGCGTCAAAGGCTATTTCCTTAGTTTCGTCTGCTTCGTCAAATATACGAAAGACATTATCGGGAAATTCTACGTCACCTGTAACACCACCACCAGCAGCAGTACTAGGGAATAAACCCCTTAAATCTTCATTCTGAATAATGGTATAAGTACCCGCATTTTCACGCACTGTTAAACGTGCTATCAAGAATCCTGTACCTCTAAAATCAGAAGGGATTGTATAGATAGCTGTATTGTTATCGTCATTACTAGCTTGACCACTATTATCATTAGGATATGCACCATTAGGAACATTTACCATTAACTTACAATCTTCCTCTACCTCATTTACAACTCCCCAAATAACTAGATTATAGAAATCTGTATTAGCACCACCTAAAGCGTCACCATTAGCGTCGTCGGGAATACTCGTTAAAGTTAAATCACCAACACGATTATATGCCGTAGTAAAATCATTAACTACATAAATATCACTCGTAGAACCTGTGTCAAAAGCTGGGTAAGTATGGTCGTGTAACTGTAAAACACTACCACTACTCGTAGCTACGTCAAAAGTACTCGCACCAACCGTAGGCGTTAAAGCTACACCACTTTCCCAAGTAGCAGGCTGCTGCCTTATCCAATAATTAATATGACTAGCGTGTCCATTATCATTACCACCCTTTAAGTGATCACTCCAAGCGTGAACTTTATAAGCACCGTAAGTTTGTACACTAGCTGCACTCTGTACCAAAGCAGTACCAACAGGTGCATACTGCGCTGCTGGAAAACCTACCGTACTTGCCGTTAAAGTATTCGTACTCTGTAAAATGTAAATGTAATTAAGCTGCGGTGAAGTATCACTACCAGCAGTTAAAGCTACACTTGCCGTAGGAGTTGCGTCAAATGTACTTTCTACACCATTAAAGATAATTTCTATATCTCCACCACCCGATAATTCAAAAGTAGCCGTAACAGTTACACCGTCACTCGTTACGTCAAAAGTAGTACCTTCAACCGTACTGCCATTAAAATAAGTATCTGTATCACTACCACCAGCAGCACCGAAATAATCTAAAGAAGACCAAGCCGTTACACCGTCACCCCACTTAAACTTTAAAGTGTCAGTTTCTAAACCCATTTCACCGTCTGCTAGTATCGGATCTTCAGTAGTCCAATCTGCTGCCGTGTCTCTGCGTAATTGTATAATATCTGCCATATCTTATTTTTTAAGCACTACCACCGTCATAATTTTGCTCGGCTAGATATACCGAATCAGCTACCCCACCGTCAATATTACTATCTCCACCACCTACAATACTACCATTCGTCATAGTCCACTCCGTACCGTCACAATGTAATATCCCTGTATCAAACGCAACTACTTCAATACTAGCTGCGCCATTTATCAACTCACCACTATATCCCTCTATCGTTACCGTTCCTGTCGAACCAGGTGAAACCCTAAAAGAAACAAAACCATTCGTACTATCAGCAGCTTCGGGTAAAGTAACTGGGTAATCTCCACTAACAGCGTCAATTAAATGCCTATTGCTTAATGTAAAATCGTCTGCCTCACTAATACTCACTTCGGGAACACCATAAGCTAAAGGATTAAGGTATTCTACACCCTGTCCGTTTATATTTTCAATATACGCTAACTTACCAGCAATGGAAATATCATTTAATGCCATTTCGCCAAAGATAAGAAATTAAAAAATAAAAAACCGTCACTATAAAAATGACGGCTTCCTATATAACCAAAATACAATCCAATGACTGCAAAGATAAGGTAAAAAATTTATGTCTGTATTATCAAAGGCTCATTACCAAGTTTTGTTATCATAACTCTATATGTTCCCCTCTTTATCGCTTCTTTTAATCCGTCTTCGCATTTAATATTTATACACTTCCTTTCTCCGAATAACCCAAAGAAGTACTTTCGCTTCATTGGTTTTTTGCAGTTATCACATAGAAATTCTCCCTTTGAAGCGGTTGCTGTTACTTGTATTGTTTCTCTTGGCATAACGCTAAGATAAGGTAAAAAATTATTTACACGAAATGACCATTTAGATAAAGGGTAATAATGTGTAAATAGGGAGTACGCCCTAAATGCCGAAAGCTAGTAATAGCAAGGTGTCCACCAAAACCACCAAAACCACTTTTGTAACCACCAAAATAAAAGTGTATGCAATACCCATAGAATACCCATACGTTACCCAACAAATACCCATATAATACCCCTAAATCCCGTATAAATCCCGTATAAAAGTAAAATTGTAGTACTACACTACCTACTACAACCAAAATAAAGTTGTATGCAATACCTAGAATAACTTAAATTCAGAAGCCTTTACCCGTTCCCCTGCAATAGCATAATATTTAGCGTCCATTTCTATACCTATGCCATTCCTACCTGTGTTTTGACAAGCTACCATTGTGCTACCACTACCCATAGTAAAATCTAAAACAGTTTCGTTTTCGTTGGTGTAGGTTTTTACAAGGTATTCCATTAAATCTAATGGTTTTTGTGTAGGGTGTATGTTTTTTTGAGTGTTAGAAAACCTTAATATTTGTCTTGGATAATTAGTGTATTTTCTTGTAAAACCACCTACCAATCCAGTTTTGCCATAAACGTTTGGCTGTTCATTGCTTTTTCTGTTTACTTTTTTTTCTTTTATGTCAATTAATCCTTGCGGATTATAGCTTGGTAGTTTTTTATAGAATAAAGAAATCGTTTCGTAAGATTTTAACGGCATTTTATTACAATTCCCAAATCCAATTGGCTTTGTTTTTTCCCATACCCAATCATACCTATAGTTTTTAATATTACTCATTCTTAAAGCACTACTAAATGGTTCACTACCAAATAAAACTATTGCACCGTTTGGTTTTATAATTCTATTAAGTTGTTCCCACATTAAATCAAAGTCAATAACACTATCCCATTTACACGCTGTCGTTCCGTATGGCGGATCTGTTATAATAGCGTCTATACTGCTATCCTCAATACCTTGCATAACCTCTAAACAATCGCCTAATCTTAAATCTATCATTAATAACTACCTTTAGCAATAACAACATAGCGAATTGCGTCGATTAGATGATTCCAATTATCAATAGGACGATCAAGGCTATTACCGTTTTTATCCACAGCATAACAATAACTAACTAATTCCCTCTGTAAATTAACACTCCTCTCCGTTACAAATATTTTCATTCCCAACATTAAACCAATTCCCGACATTATACTCCCTTGACCTTTCTTAGCTGGAATAATATTAAATCCCTTTCTTAACTGTGGGTACAACTCCAAATCCTTATTATCTAATATCCCAAACTTCTCAAAGCCATAATACAACCTTTGAATAGTCTTTGGCTCTGCACCGTCAGCTATTATCAACTGCTTTTCGTCAAAACCTAACTCACAATACTTAATACCTATCTCCTTTACTCCCATACCTAAATAGTTCAATTCGTCTAAATACAAGTTATTACCCTCAATCTTTACATTTACCATTGCAGCTGGACTTGCCGTACCGAAATCCTGTCCAATAACCTCTCTAGCGTCTACCTCATTAAACTCGTCTAAAGTGATTGTAGAATAATTCTTGAATATTTGACCTTTCAAGCCTGTACTTGCATATCCTTTGATAGCCGTTAAATAATAATGTTCGTTATACAAATGACTTTCGGTATCCCCATAACCTTCGTATTGCTCAACTGTCTTTGCTGGTAGATACGGATTATCTTTGTAGCTTGTCTGCACTGTGTAAACTCCTTTAATATCTTTAGGCTGCAATTTAAAGTAACCGTCCTTTTCACTCGGCATTAAATTAAAATACCGCTTTACGATCCAATGATTAATGTCCGGAGTATTTAATATGATTATGATAAAAGAGTTCGGCTTACGAATACTATCGGCAAAGGTGTTATACTTATCCTGGTCTCTAATATCCTCTGCCTCTTCAATTACTGCTATATCAATGTCTGAAACCGACTTGAGGTTAGCGCGTTGACTACTACTCGAAGCTCTAAAACCTTTAGTGAATACCGACATTCGACCTGTTGCAATGTCTTTAATACCTGTATCCATACGAGTATAGTAACCGTCTAAGAATCCACTTGTATTTGCAGTATCGTATCTCATTAATACTTCATTTAAGATTGATTCTTTAATGTGGGCTTTCTCATCCCTTAATATTTGAATACGTTTCTTACCTATCGTAGAATGGTAAGCAACCGCTTTACTTACTTCGTAAGTCTTCGATCCACCGCGTCCACCAATGAAGATAAGTAAACTACAATCTGCTGGAATATCGTACAATATCTTGAATGGTTCAAGACATTTTACATTCAACTGTGGTATTGCTAATTCAGTCATAATCAATTATTTATAACGGTTACTTAAAGTTATTATTTCACTGCGCAAATTTACTGCGTAAAAGCCTGTGAATATAATATTTTGGTGGATTGATTTGATTAGCTTATGGTGGACCTTTGGTATCCTTTGTTGGTCCTGTGGTCCTGTTAGTGGTCCAATATTCACTATTGATTTTAACGTACCAAATTTGGCATATCTTTTTCGAGTTAACAAAGTACCCATAAAAGTATTTAAGATTGAAATTTGCCCTATTTCTGTGCCATTAAAAGGTATTGTAGGTATTAAAGATAACTGCTGTTTATTCAAAGGTAACTTTTAAATCATTCAAATCAATCTGTTTTACATTTTGGTTAATCGTCTGTGGTGCTTTACCAATAAGCCTATCCAGGCAAGCGTTGAATGCTGCGGTATCGCTCTCTATGACTGCCTTTCGTACTTGAGTTAGGATTAGTAAAATCTCTAAAGTTATTTCGTTATTGGCTAATCCTAAGCCTAACTTGTCGCTTAACTCCTTTGCCTGTGTCAACGCCTGTCCTGTTATCGCTGTACGTGCTAAAGCTTCTAAAGTTCTACGCTTCCTTTGCCCTCTTGACATTGCTTCCTTACTCGGTTGATAGTCCTTTGAAAACTTTACTCCTTTCTTGATATTTTCTTTACCAATTTCGATATATGATTTTCTATCGCTGTTGCTATCGTTATTCACCATCAACCCAAAAGTACAAAAAATATTTTAATTGCTGTTGATTATCAATTTACCGTTAACGATTTTAGTTGAATTGCCTAACGATTTTCTTTTGTGCTGTCCTTTGCCTTTTCCTTTTGCTGGTATTCCAAATTCTTTTAAAATTTTCATTAGCGTTGGCAAACTCATTCCAAGCTCTTTTGCTAACTCTCTTGAATTACTATTGTAATACTTTTCCTTTAACTGTAATTTGCTGTATTCTTTCATTTCTTAAAGGTACTAAATTATAAGCAGAAAAAAAACAACAAAAAAGATAGTATTTATTTTATTTCTTTTTATTCATTTCCTTTTATTGCTATAAGGGTGCCCAGTAGCCTCCCTAATAGCCCCCCTATGAACATACCATAAATAGAAGCATACAAGTATATAAGAAAAATGTAATATAAAAAACATTACAGTATTGCAATACTATCGAAAATACTCCTAGAATACTATCAAAATACTCTTATTTGAGCTGGTAAAATTCCCTATTATTTAAGCATTTTTACCACTATATATATGAGCTTATAATTGTTAATGTATAGTTATTCAATATAATAACTTATGTAAAGTATTCTAGTGTTACCTATCTTTGTGTAAACAATTAAACAATACAAAAAAATGACAAACGAAAATCAATTAACAGAATTAAAGAAAGGATGCAGAAAAATAATTACATTATCTGCTGATGGAAGTACTAAGTATTAC